ACAGCTTTTGGTGCGAGCGCCGCGATTTTCTGAGCCACTTCTTGGTCCGGTTCCTCGTCTTCGAGTTGTAGGTTCATCTCGAATAGCTGCTTTATAGGCTCGGCACGCCGCGCCAGAATAGCATCTTGGTCATGTGCGAACTCCTGCCCCCCGGAACGATACCTGAACTGTCCCGGTCCCGGTACGGGCGGCCCGGCCTCTGGCGCAGGAGAGGACTCGGGGATTCCCGCGATCTTTGCCTGTCTCAGGGGTTCGATATCTGCCATGATCTGGTTTGGGTCTATCCCAGCCACCAGTGCCTCGCGCGGAAGGTTTAAAGCGGGACGCTGGGCTGTGCGCGCGGCGGCAGGCGCCGCCGGGGCGGCTGGGGGCATTGTTGGAGGCACAAGCATTCCAGCGCTCGCCAGGAGCGCTTGCGCGCCTTGTGGGTCGATAAGCGCACGCTCTTGGGCTTTCACGAGTGTGCTCTGTTGCAGCTCCCGTTCGGTCTGTTCTTGCTTCATCTTCGTTTTGAGCACGTCGGCAGCGAGCTTGTTCCGGGCCGCGATCGCGGCCTGGCGAGTGCCTTCTTCTGCTTGCGCGACTCTGCGGCGCTCTTGTTCCGCCATCATATCGTGATAGCGGCGCATCTCGCGCGTGTGCGCGTCCTGTATGGTGTTCGCGTAAGCAGCATTAGCCGCGGCCAGGCCCGTACTCGAAGGCACCATGGGGGTTGCGAACATTGCCAGGTCTGTAAATTTAAGTGGCATTTATGTACCTTATCAAAAAACGTTATTGTACGTGCCCTGCACTACGGCGGGGTACAGCAGATCACCACGCAGTTCGGCCCCTGCCATTTGTTTTCCGCGAATCGCCTCTTGTCCCTGGCCCAGCGAAGCCGCGTCGGCGGCATCTCGCAGCCCCGCGTCACTTTGAAAAATACCTTCATACCCACCCTGTACTGTGGGAACCATAAGGTTCGGAATACTAAGCTGCTCGTTGTATAGCTGGCCTTCCCGTCCCAACATTTGACTCTGTGCGCCTCCGGCTGCGGATTGCCCACCGAGAAGACGGCTCAAATCCGCTGAATCGACCTGCCCCGCGAGCTGGCCCCCGCCGAGTATTCGAGCAAGCGCGTTCGCGTCAATACCTTGTGCGATCCCGAGACCCCCGAGGGATTTTTGAAGCTCTAGGCCCTCCTGCCCTTGTGCAAAACCCATGCCCGCTGTGAGTCTGTTCAGCGCGGCTTGGTCTCCAGAAAGTGCCGCGTTTATTGCGGAAATGCCCCGGTTAAGGTCCATTCCCTCGGCGCCCAGCCCGAGTCCACCAAGGCCCTGTGTCCAGCCAAGCTGGGCGTTGGAAGCCTGGCCCGCAAGTTGCCCACCGAGGCCTTCCCATCCGCGTTGTTCTGCTAAGCGCGACAAGTTGTAGTCCGCCTCTCGGTTCGCTCTCTCGGCGTCTAGATTTGTGAACGCTTCTCGTGTCTGATCGGCCGCGGCGCTGGACCCGTACGCACCTTGTGCGGCCATTGCTTGCCCGATCGATTCCCCTGCCCTACGCTTAGCGTTTTCATAGTAAGCGCCAAGGCCCGGCTCGTTTGAGATATTAGGCTTGTTCTGGTTGAATTGGTTCCAGGCCTGCTGTGCCTGGTTACCAGAACCAGTCTGGCCACTTAAACGTTTTAAGGCAGAACCAATAAAGTTCTGTCCAACACCGGCCTTTGCCAGGCCTTGGGCGGCCTGGTTCGTGTAGTCCTCTCCCTGCCCCGTATTGAAAAATCCACTACGCGCCTCCTCGAAGGCGTTTTGACTTAGGCCCGGTTGAAAAAACGTAGATTTCTCCTGATCGAAGAGACCGGCGGCTTTTCCCGGCTTCTCGAAGAAATCTTTATTATTTTGATAGTACTGATTGGTAGCAGTAGGGTTCGTGTAAAAATCTTTGGTTTCTTTGAAAAAGTTCTCCCCTTCGCCGGGGCGTGTAAGGATACCGCTGGGTTCGTCAGGTGCCCTGCTAACTTTGGCTGTTCTATAAGGCACACGTTCTTTAGGTGCCGTGTTAACTTTAGCTGTCCTATAAGCCATACTATTTACCCTGTTTTCCGGTTTCGGGATCGTACCCAAGTATCTTGATCATTATGTCTTTGAATTGGCTGTCGGTAAGTCCTGGGCCGGACCCTTTGTTCTGCGCGTCATTTTGTGTGGCGCGCCAAAAAGGATTTGCTGCAGAAACTGCAGCCCGATTAGCCTGGTCTGGGACAGACCCTTTGTTCTGTGCGGCAATTTTTTCTCTGATGTCTTTGCTAAGAACTGGATGAATCGGGTCGCTCCAATCTGGAAGCGCGTCCGCTCTTTTAGTCTGCTCTGCCTGAATCCCCGCTTCGTAATTTTTCATGGGGTCTTGTAACAATTTGCTAAAATCGTACTGCTGTCCGCTGTGGCGTTTCAACGTATCCAACATCGGTTGAAACAGGCTCATGGTCTGCGCCAATGCCTGCATCCTCGCCTCGCGATTAGGGCCTAGCTGGTCTTTATAACTTTGCGCGAGTTCTAAGTACCGCTTTTGTTGGTCTCTGCTCAGACTTGACGTAGAATCTCCGAAAAGCCCTCCGACAATCGGGAGATTAGAGAAGAAATCACCTATTCCGTCTAAAAATGCCATACTATGCTCCTAACTCGTCGTAATCCTCGGTCACGCCTGATAGTACCAACTTGCTGCCTGCATCAAACTCGAAACGCCAATTCCTGTTTCGGTAAACGCCCAATGACCTCAATGTAACCACGATATCTCCCGCTACATCGTAACGCAGGCTTATTCGCTCAGGACTTGACCACTGTCCCGGAAAATCTGCGTAGCTCACGGAAAGCCAAGGCGAGACCGTCGTATCTGTCTCTCGTCTCATGCGTAAGTGTACGGCACGACACAGTTTTTTATTGTCTGTACCTCGATTAATAAAGCCCGACTCTACATAAGCCTTTATTGGGTCTCCCAGGTCGGTGTATGTGTCGTTATTGAACACGGCCGCGTACCCGTCCGTGGTCCCGACAATATTCTCGTCCGTTACCGTGTTGTGGGTAAAACACGCGGCCTTGAACAGGCGCCAATTGCTGGTAGCCAAGGAGTACCCCGCCCACTGAGCCCAGCCACCGCCGAGCTGGTAAACGAACGTGCGCCCGTCCGTTGGGAACGTCCACACAAGCAAATCGAACGGGTCTTGCCTCAAACGATAGCCGAAACAGTCGCTTACCGTGGAGATTCCTTTAATGTCTTTGCCGATGTCTGCCGAGATTGCTTGGAACTCGTTGCCCGACGCGAGGACAAACCGTCTTTGATGGTCAAGCCACGCAAAATTGTTGTCGAGTCGGATTACCGAATACGGGGCCGCGCATCCCACCTCAAGTGTGTTTGCAGGGGCATAGACCAAATTAGGGTCAGGTGTGAATATCTGCAGGTTAGTTGTCCCGAACGCGAACACGGCGTCGGCGGTCTCGTACACTCCCACTATTGGGTCGGGACGCGCCGCGGCGCTGGTGTACCCCGACGTGCCCACCCCACCAAAGGACCATATTTCGTTACCTGCGTATACTGAACCCGTGGCGAAGTCCGAATACCGCAACTTGCTCTTATCTACTGTCGGGTCGTTCATTACAAGACGCAGTCGGTTTCCGACCACGTGCGTAGCTTTAGGCGGGGTTCCCCCGAGCCTGCTTGAGACGGCGGTCGCGAGCACGACTTTTTGTGGATCGTCCCCCGCAACAAACACAAGCAAAGCCTCGGTCTCGGCCAGCACGGGGCGGGATGTACCGAGAAGGCGTGTCTCCAGATCAGAGGATAAATTCAAAACCCCGCCGGACGCTAGCTTGTAAATGTCCGAGACACCATAGGCCGGTCCTGTCGCGTACACGGTACCGCCGTAGGAGGCGTGGACAGAAGTAAGCCCGTTTGAGTTGACAACAGAACTGGTCAAGTTGTCCGAAGTTTTCAACCCAGGGCGCTTGTACACGGCCCCGAGCTTGTCCGATACCACGTTCATGGCAATAGCAGATCCGCCGCTTAGCTCGTCCAGCGAGCTGCGTTGCATGTTCGTCAGCGGTATCGGTTTTTGGGCCATTAGACAGCCATATCTCCTGAATCGGAAATCAAATTCCACTTTATTGTGGTGCTGATAGCAATAGCACGAAAGTGTAGCACGCGACAATTATTAGCTGCTACTGCAAAAACGCCAGTACTCTGCCTAAAATACGTAGAAGACAGAGTAAAGTTCCCCGATCCGACTCCCTGATTGTTGTTGATAAACAAGGTAAAATAGGAGCCCTCTGTAATTACGGGAGCGTATATGATCTGGGCCGCTGCCGCAGTTCTTATAAGTTGTATAAAACCGTACTGGTCTGATTCAAGAGAGACGGCGGCACCGTTATCAGTTACAGTAGTTTTACGACCTTCTCTAGATCCGGTAAACGAGGATGTGGCGTCCGCGCCATTGAACGGAGCTATTACTTCGTACATGTACGACATATTGCCGTCTAGATAATTTCCGTTTTCATAAAGCTCTGAATCGTTCGGGAACCAAAAAGCGTTCGTGGTGGCCGTGGTGCTTCCTACAAACTGGCAGCCTCTGACGGCCTGTCCGAAACCAGCCACGCTTCCGGCAGATATAAACCTCGCAGTTATTGCGGCAGTAACAGCAGACGCATCAAAAGTACAGCCCGTCACAGACCCGACGCCTATACGCAACATGCAGGGCAGGTCGCTAGTCTGGGCTGCGGAGAATCGAAACACACACCCCGTTACCTCTCCCCAGGTTGTGCCAGCCGCTGTCTGGCTTGATAACACTACGCAATTTGCGCTGGCAGCTGTAGCCCCCGGCTCGAATACACAATTTTTAATAGCGATATAAGACCCGTTATATGCACACGACACTAATTTGTATAAATTTGCCCCCCCGAAATAGCAATCCTCAAGTATAAGCTGTGTATCTTCCGCATTAATACCTATGCCTGTGTTGGCTTGCGCCGCCGTTATTCCAATACTGCGTATAAATTGAAAACCGGTACCCGCTGTCCCGGCCGGGTTTATGGCATTGGCTGTAGCGTGGTCTATTGTTATAACAGAAGAATACGGTCCTACTCCAAGCAAACTGACGCTGCCCGGAAGGGAAAGCGCACTGGTTATTCTATATGTACCTTTAGGAAAAAAAACTACACCACCGCCTGCCTCATCGGCCGCGACTATTGCTGCATTGATTGCGGTAGTGTCGTCCATGATCCCGTCCCCTACTGCTGCGTATGTGGGACTTTTTACATTAAAGAAATAGCCCCCTAAGTTTCCCAGCGCAATACTCAAAGGGGTGTCTGTCCCAACCAGATCCACCTCGAAATCTGCTGCTCCCGCGCTCGTGAGCCACGCATCTAGAATCGTTTGCAAATTTACGGGCTTGCGCGTGGCGCTCGCTCCGGTCGTGTAATCCACCCCGGTAAAACTCTGCCCGATGTACTCAAGATTCGGCGCGGCCTTCCCCTCCGTAAATTCCCGTACCGTACTGCCGTCGCTGTTCTTCACCACCACATCTACGTATTGATTCACGTAGATCTCGGCGCCTCCGTTCGAGTCAAGAAAAACGTCCGCCCCAGTCGCTATCGACGTCCCTGCTTCGAAATCAGTATAGTACGTGGCCCGTGTCGAAGTACCACGCACGTAGATTTGTGCTGTGCCGTTCTCGGCACCCTTCACTCCCGAGGCTAGTGTAGATATCAATTGCATTAGGTTATCCCGTCCCAGTCTATACGAACACCGCCGGTTTGTGTAGATGCACCGAAATACCCCAATGAAGCGGCGGCTATTTTTACGTCAGACCCTCGTAGTAAGGACACCCCTTCGCCTACAACCATGTCCGCGGCCTGCTTCGAAAAATCCAACGCATGGTAATTGGACCAACCGTATGTACCGCCGTCAATAACAACTCCCTCTAAAAAAATGGTTTCTAGTGCTGTGTCTTCTGTCTCGGTTGCTACAGCCCCTTTCGGCTGTGTCGCAATAGAGGTTGCCGTTGAGATAAAAGTAGTGTTTTTGATAAAAATACTACCGTCGTTAATAATGATCTTAAATGCATCATCGTATTGCCCGCACTCAAAATAGCAGCCGGCTACAATAAACAGGCCTGTCCCATCAAAGTTTATAGTAGCTACCGAACACGCCTGGGCCTGTGCCGCAAATTTTATGTTCCGAAGTTGTACCACTGTCGTACTAGTAATCGATAAAAGGTATCCAGCCGCTTGGTTGTTGGTCAATACGACCGTGGGCTGGCCGCCACTAGAGCCCGCACCTACGATGGTAAGACGTTTACTAATTGTGACAGCGGACGTAAACGTCTCTGCATGTCCGTCCATAAGCACTATAATATCGCCATTAGCCGCATTGGTATTAGCCTGGCCGAGTGTTTTCAGCGGAGCTTGTCTGTTTTGCCCCGCGGGAGAGACCGCGTCCGTGCCCGTGCCGTAATGTACGTACCACACATTTCCATTAACTTCGAGCGGACTTGCAGTGACAAGCACGTCCCCTAAAGTGTCGCCAATTCCGTTTGGTAGATGTATAATGGACATTAGTTGCGTCTCCCGTGTGAGACATGAATCTGATTGTCTGTGTGGTCGTTGGAGTACATATTTGCCTTGTTACGTAATCTGTCTGCTTCCCCGCGGAGTTCGCGGCATGTCTCTACCGGCAGGCTGTTTGCAAGCGCCAGCACGTAGGCCAGCCGAAAAGTGACGTAATCTGTCCAGTACGAGCGTAGGTCTATTGTCTTATCCCCTTCGTACACGTCTGTGGACACGCGCCGAATGGGCAAGCGCACGGTCCCGGCCTCGTCCGGAATCGGCCAAAACCAAACCTGAATCGGGCTCGTGGCGCGATGCACGTACATAAGAGAGGGGCGCCCTTCCGCATCTTTGGCCGAAATAAGGTGCCACGTTTCACGAGCCACGCTTTTTATCGAGGTCTCACCAGCGGCTTTCGTGGTGTCAGTAACGGACGCGTCCATGTACATTCCGTCCCCTTCCACATCGAGAGAGTACTCCGGAAGGTCGTACCTGTACGTGTCTGCGGAAAGCGCCAGGTCATAAAACTCTGTCGAGCGCGCACAGCCCCCAGTAGTCGCGATCTCGTCAATAATGGCGTCTAGACGCCGACGCGCAAACAAGATCTTGCCTTCCCACTGGGGAGAGGTGGGGCCGTCTGTCACGGACATAATACCGCACTGTTGATACGCAGTCAGTATGATCTCGTCAACGGTAAGTTCTGTACCCCTGTCACTAGATAAGGTCACGGCTTCATGAAGTGCCCGCCTTCCTCGGGATCATAGTTAATTTCATAGTCGGCGGCCGCGGCCGCGGCCTCTTCGGCTAACGTGACCGCGTCCCGGCCATCACCGTGCCGGGAACAGGCCCACAGCCCCGCCGCGTCCTTGCGCATTTTCGATCGATATTGGTGCGCTCCGCAGTAATCACACATTATCACGATGTCGTTGTGCGGCATACTCGCTGGGATTTTCGTGCCGACTGTTCTCATTCTGTTTTACAAAATCTCGTTTTTTATAAAACAGGGCTCTCGGTTACCCAAGAGCCCTGCGAGCAAGACCAACCACAGGGCTGGAAGTTTAAGCCGACACCGTCCCGACCACTTCGGAACCTGTTTCCCCTGCCGTGTTCGTCACAGTAGGCCGGTGAAAGTGCATGATTCCGATGCTCGTAAGCCACGGAGTGAGGGACGCCGTGTCGAGATAGTTGAACGACTCATTGATCGAGATACCGGACACCGCCGCCAGACCGGTCACGCAACAGGTGCTCGCTGCTTTGCGGTTAATGTACGTGTTATCTCGTAAGTAGACGTTCAAAGAAGCTGCGGTCACGAATCGAAGCAGGCCTACAGCCACTGCCGAGGTCGCACCCGCAATGTAGTTGCCGATTAGAACCGCTCGATGCGCCGCGTTCAAGTCCATGAAAGCCGTGCATTCGCCCGCCGTCGCGCCGTAACAATGATTGCCAATGAAATGGAAATCGTCGCCCGTTACAGTGAAACCTTGGGTTACTTTGTTGTTTGCATCGGTCGAGAACCGTATAAGGCACTTCGAGATCGTACAACCATCCCCAGAAACGGTGATGGGTGCGGCGACCGTAATAGTGCCGGTACCCGGCTCAAGATTCAGTACACAGTTATGAATAGTGACGTCGTCTACGTCCAAAAGGAACGTAGAAGTAGCCAAAGTCCACGTAAACGTAGGCCTAAGCCCTGCGCCACCGCAGCCGATGATTTGGGTTCCCG